TTACTCCTTCACGTATTTCGCATATTCTTCTAGCGGCACACCCAATTTTTTCGCTATTGCGACTTGGCTCGGGGTGAGACGAACCTTTCTCCCAGTGCGCCCAGATGGTGTTCTTGATGCGCCAACAACCGTTTGAGCGGGACGTTTGTTTGCGGTATTTCCGGCATTTACGAACTTACTCGAAATGCGCCGGTCAAGTTCATTATAGTAGTCATCGCTCGTCGGGTCAAACCCTTCGTCTTCAACGAGCTTTTTATGTATACCAAACGCAGCGTAGGTCATGGCCTCATCTTGACCAAACCAGCTATTTTTCATGGCCCAAGTCTCCGCTTTGGGGTCTGGGCGCTTTGGCGCTTGGGCAGGCATGGGTTGTTGTGCCTGATGCTGTGCGGCCGCCTGTTGTTGTTGATAGGCCCGCTCTTGTTGCGCTTTAGCTTGACTTGCACGATCCTGTTGTATGGCTAATTTTGTAAGGTTACGTTGAGCCTCAACAAGCGCCTTGCTGTCACCTATTTCACTTGCACGTGCAAGCTCGTTCTCAGCTTGTTCCATTTGAGTGTTAACGCGGTTGGTATATTCGTTAACATAATTCGTGTCCATGCTGGAAATGCGCTGCTTTAGGCCGTGAGCCTCCGTTTGAACGGCTTGAGCGTATTTTATTGCTTCTTGCTCGCGGCGCTCGGCTTCACGCATTTTCTTTGTTAAGCGGTCAATCCGTTTTTGAGTGGACGTTTCAGCTTTCGCAAACTGATCCTCAGAGGACTTATCCTCAGAAGCTTCATTAACCACCTCAACTTCGGTTTCTTCGTTTGCACCAACGTCTAACTCGACTTGGTTTTCATCATTATCAGCCATATTTTACCTCATTTATAAATGCTGGATATCTTCAGGGTCCAAAATAGTCGCAAGTACCTCATCGTCGTTGAGTATGCGAACCTCTCCTCCATCAATCTGAAGGCGCGAACCAGCATAACGGGCAAATAGAACCCATTGCTTTTCCGCACACCACGGACCATCCGGAAACTTTTCACGGTCTTTGTACGCAAGAGGTCCGACCTTTAGGACATAGCCGACCTGCGTGGATATTTGACTCTTTTCTTGAACCTCGTTGGGTATAAAAATACCACCTGCCGTTTTTGCCTTTCCTTGGTAAGGCAGCAGTAGAATACGCCACCCAGTCGGATCAGGCATTCGCTCCAGAAGACTTGCGTCTAAGGCGTCTGGGTTTAAACGGGGGTTTTCAATATAAGCATCGGCAAGGCTAGGCTTTTCCTTGTCCTTGGAAGTTTGCGATATCGCGGCCACACCTTTGGCAGCGGCAGACAAATCAATTTTAGCTGACTGTTCAGTCATTGGATTGCTCCTGTTTATCTAGCAGGCCCTTGAGTTCCTGTTCCACGTGATTTAGGCATTCCATGTTACCCATAAGCTCACGATATTGCTCCATTGACTTGACGTTTCCATAAATCATCAAATCCGTAACCCCTTGCCGTCTTTCTCTCAAGATACGAAAGACCGCCTCGGCCACATAAATCTCATCCATTCCCACCTCGCATATTATCGAACATTGTTCGATATAATCCTAGCACAGCTTATATGAGATATGCTAGGACTATCTGTAAACTTATGCGATTTATGTATGAGGTCAGACTATAAGTTCAAAATGAGGTCCGTCTATAAACGGTCTTCGGCCCTGAGAGCGTCTTTCGTCTACGTAGCAGTTCATCGCCTCTTCCATGGTGCCCCTCCAGTCTCGTATGTCCCCTATCGACCAAGCTGCCCCCCATTTTACCGCAACACCGCAGTCTTGCGCGGCTTTCTTCATGGCGTCTGCAATTTCGTCGTAAAGGTTTAACTCCCAGCGCCCAGACGGCGAAGCATCTGCATCATAGGCCATAAGGTCAACTGCCAGACCCTCAAGGTGTTTAGACTTCATTGTCTGTGACGCACCCTTGGCAACGAGTTTGCGCTGTTCTTCGATGGTTCTCATGCCGCATATTACGCTAAAGTCTTGAGAAGATTGACCTATCGCGCTGCGGACTACCGCTTGCATACGCTCGTCCACGCCCTCAAGCTTTGAGATGCTTCTGTTTCCTAACTTATAACCCATTTCTTTTTCCTTTACTTTATGCCAGCCATGTAGAGTTTAACTTCAATCTCTTTCAGCCTAATTTCCATTGCTCTGACTCGGGCAATAGCATCAGCCACTTCCGGCGGCGGTTCAAAATCGTCAATCCAGTCATCGTTTTCCTCAACCTCAATAGCCAACATCTCTAGGTTATGCTCTAAAAAACTTAACCGCTCACTAACCCCAAAATAGGCCCAGACACTTACCGCTGTAGCAGCAACCAACGCTAGTAGGTTTTTGAGAGGTATCGTAAACTCTGAGCTTTCGGAAAGTTTGGTCATCACTTCCTCTTAAACAGTGCGGTTGCGCCCCGCACACCAAAGCTGGCGCTAATTGCCAAACCTAAACTATAAAAATACCAGTCTGGCGCTTTGTTAAGCTGCTCAAACCCACGATCAACCCAGCCCTCAGCACCCGGAACCCAGCAAAGCACCAGCGGGATTGACAGAATTATTACAAACCATTCGTCTTTCCAGCTAGACCTAGATCCTTCCGCCATGATGCGTTCCCAATCGGCAACACTTGTTTCCTTTGACATCAATATCTGAGCCTTGGCCTTTGCCTCGGTTAGCTTTAACTCTGCATTAGCGGCGTTTTTATCCGCTTTGCCTTGTAACCAGCTTCCCGCTAAATTAGCGACTGGGCCAATCAATGCTTGTATCATTTTTTAGCCTCCATAGCGTTGAAGCCAAAGTATGCCGCAGCAATTCCGCTGGCCCCGATAACGTATACGGCAGCAATGTCCGCTATGAGTTTCGCTGCGGTGTCAAAGCCCGTCACAGAGGCTAACAGGATGACCGCTGGGTACATTATCATGCCCGACAGAGCAAACCACGTCATGCGCCTCTGCGCGTCTCTTTTAGCATCAGCGTCTTCCATGCGCAGACGACGATCTTCCAACATAAGCTCTCTCTCGCTGGGATCAATCTTACCGTTTGCGTTTAAGTCGTACTGTTCTTTTTCCATCTAAAAAATACTCCGCTGCGCGTTTGTCTTTGGTTATTATAACAACTTTTCCCGACTTGTCATATACAACATATTTACCGCTTTTATTCTGATGTAACCTCAAAACAATAAACCGCTATTGTGCTACTGGTAACCAACACTTTGGCATCATCCAAAGCTATCTGACACGCTTCACTTGTGCGAAACTGATCTAGCTCATAATGTTCGAGCGTTCCATTTGTAAACATAAACCAGACTAAAATCCACATCAGTAGTTACCGTTACGTTCATTATACAGGTACAATACGAAAACCAAAGAAGCGATGCCGCCGAGGAGAAGAAGCCCAATGATAATTGTGTTTAAACAATTATCTATGAACTCCTGCTTCTTGTACACTAGATCCTTCTGAATCTTTCGTTGCTCGGCTTCCATACGGAGAATTTCCTCCCAAGCAGACGGTCCATACGTCCAAGATATGTGACTTTTCAACTCCTCACGCATCTCTTTTGCTTTTTGTTTATGCGCCCAAAGCTCAATCGCGTCAGTTTCGGTGTTCGCGAACATCTTATAAGCCGGAGGTTTAAGTGCACGTTGCTCAAGGTAATCAAGATCAGACATGGCCTTTGACCACTGACCCACAGTGCCCGCCATGCCCGAAATATCACGGCCCACATCGATAGCCTTCTTGATCCCCTGATAGCTGGCACTAATTGTTGCCATTATTGTGATTGGGTCCACGCCGAACACCCCCTATTGCCCAGAGGTAATGTAGCACAAATAAATATTATAACTCAAAAAGTTATTTAGTAACCCATAAAAGACTTGCCTTTTATGGCTGCCCCACAGCCCCTAGCCATCATTTTTCGAGGTTTGTTAGCAAAGTCTTTTAGACCGCCCGCTACAGGTGCCGGAGCAGTTTTTCCATAAGGAATGCGCCCCTGACCTTTAATGTCTGCGTAACTTACGGCCTTTGGAGGATTACTTGGCGCAGCGCCGTTTACCTTTACTTTAGCCATTTTACTGTCCTCTCTGTTTGAGCATTTCACGCTCCATGGCGGACTGAATACGTGCCGCCGTCTGTTGTTCTTGAGATTGTAGCCGTTGTTGGAACTGTTGTCCACGCATTTGCTGGTTCTGTGCATCCAACTCCAATTTGGCCTGATCGATCTGCGTATCTGCCTGATCGGCCGCCGCTTTTTGCTGCAACTCTTGCTGTTTAAGCTGAATCAGTGGATCAGGTGCGCCTGCCCCGGATAATTGACCAGACAACTCTTTAAGCTGTTGCAAGCCTTCGGCAATAAACTGAGCCGTCATCTGTTCGACCTCAAGCATTTGCTCCTCGTCCGCAGGCTGACCACCCTGTTGCTGAACTTGCTGCAAATACGCAACTGCCGCTTGCTCGCGGGCCGCGATCCGAACATGCTCCATAACGTGCTTTTGTAAAGACATCGCAAGCATCGGATTTCCACTCACCATAGGAGTAGATCCAAAAATCAAATGCGCCGTAATATGAGCCTGATGGTTCTGACCCTCAAAAGCTTTTAAAGGTAACATGTCTAAAGCGTTTATGTTCTCTTGGGCGGGATCAAGGGGCTCCTCAGTGTCCGCAGGAACAGACTTCAGTAGCCGATCTACGTCAGTGACCCCCAACGCTTCATACATATCGCTGAACACTTCGTGCATGTTGTGTAACTCAGGGGCTTGAGAAGCTAACTGCAACTTAGTCTGCGCCAACATGATGCGTTGGGACTGACTAAACACATTGGGATTGCTGACCGGTATAACGTCTACCCGACCATCAAAGTCCTCGCGCATGATTGTTTCGTCCCCGCCGGGCACAGAGTAAGGATATTCCTGCGGTAGGCTTTCAGACATGACACGCGCCAAAATCTTAAACTCTTGACGCATAGCATAATGCAAACGTTTATGTACCGCACTCATGACACGCGAGCCTTGCTCCATCATCGCCATGGTTGTGCCAACAGCCGCTTGCTGATTGCCATCCCCAACCTTTAAATCAGTGATCGTTGCGAAACGCTGACCAGCTTGAACCACAAACCCTAACAACTGAAACAGCGTCTGGTCCGGACCCTTGAAAGGCAACGGCATTAGGCTGTCACGAATAGCCCCTCCGGGAGCGTCCACGTCGCGGAACTCACCGGGCTGCAACGGGTCATCATCATCCCTGATCCGTAGTCCGCGGGCCTTGAAACCCGCTGGAAGATTGGACAACGTACCAGCGTCAATCAACTGTCGCAGTGCCGAAGTGGCAGTTCGTGACAAACCGCCAATAGTGTGGATCAAACCTAAACCATAAAAACCGAAACCCGGTAAAAACTTATAATGCGTAAAATATTGTATCTTCTTTTTAAGCGTATCTTCCTCGTCCCAGTTCCGACGAACCGCCAAAACCTGACCATTATCCATAGAAAGCGTCACAATATAAGGGACCCGGATGCCAGTAGGCTCCCCATCATCGTCCATCTCTTCATAACCCTCAAGGTCCAGATCAACGTGACATTCTAAAATCGTGCAATCGTAATCAATCGAACCCGGCTCTACGCCGTCAATCCGATCTATCTCTCCTTCAACGCCAGTAACCTCTCGCTGGGATGGAATAACGTCAACATCATCCAAATAAACGCCAGCAATCTGACGCTTGCGCAGATCATTTAACGACATGCGTACAACTTGGGTTATATTAGGACATGTTTCGAGGTCCGCGGTCTCATACGGAACAACCAAGTTCTCCGCAGGTACAAACTTGCTGACCGCACGGCCCATCGCTTCGTCGTAATACGTCTTTTTAAACGTAGAACCCGCCAGCGGTAAATAAAACAACATCTGATCCATGTCTGGGGTGTAATCCTCCATGACATTCGTGATGTAATAATTCATAAATTGACGCACACGCTGCGATTGGGCAGCCTTCGCCCGCGTCTCTTGGCCCATAACAACAGTCCGAACAGGACCACTAGATGGCAAAAGCTCGTTAAAAGCCTGCGCCTGAAATTGTGTTGCCGCCTCTGCAAGCAAAGGATGTGTCACGCCAGAGGACCCGCGGAAAGGTTGCGTCCGCTCCTCGTAATTAAAGCCCAAAAGCTCCAAGCCGCTTGAATACGCATCTTCCCAGTCCTGACGACTGGCCTTGTTCGCATCATACTCGCTCAACAACTCGCCCGCTACGCGCTGTAGCTCACGGTCCGGCATCTCTTCCGCCAAGTTGGCATAAAAATCATCGTCAACGCCACGCTGGTCTTGAGGCTCAAAGTCAATCTCAACCCCACCATCGTCCGTTTCACTAATCTCAATCTCTCCGACGTTCTCGGCGTCAACCATCGCCAATACATTGTTCTGAGAATCGGGAAGCTCAATCTCAAGCTCCGCTTTTAAATCGTCCTCATCAAGCTGGGACGGAACATTCCGGTCCATTAAACTGCTTGAATATCCATTTACTTCTTCTTCTGCCATGTAATTCTCCTATCTGACCAACTCAGTAGTTCCTATACTTACGGGGCGAAAACCCGAGAACTTTTCTAGTCGTGTCAAAATATCCTTCCTCGTTGCGAGGGTAATACACGTCCGGACCCTCAGACGGGGATACAAAGTTCCGTGGAGCGCGTGGCTGACCCGTAGCCGGTGTCATACGCTCCTCTTCCGTGCGGCCCATTATCCTATCTAACTGGTTAAATATCTCAGCGTCAACTGCCGCGGTTAATTCCTCAACCGTAGCGTCCATGCCTGCCTTCTTAAATATCTGCCGACCAATTGCGTTATTCCGCTGATCCATTTTAACGTCCCGAGCATTCTGGCCGCCAAAAGGAAACGGCGCAAACCGGTCCATAAACTCGCTAAAGTTACCCGCACTCTCCGCAGTCTCCGGACCATACTCCAAAGAAGTAACCGCAGAACCAAGCATGTGACCACGCGCATCCTCTAACTCAGGATACGTCGGCATATCACGACGGTCCTCGGGCCGCGCATGACGGACTTCTTCAGAATAATCCAAATCAGTAGGTATTACCCGCTCGCCCAGCTCCGCGTCAAATACACTCGGATAGCCGTACTCTTCAATTAAAGTTTCCATAAATTCAGGGGAGGTGCCGCCAATACGGCCAGACTCACGAATGCCGTCCGTCACGTTATTACCACGAATTTTATCCATGATAAGGGACCCTAGACCCTTTTGATCTTCGAACTCAGCAAGCTCTTCTTCATACATTACAGGCTCATCGTCGCCCACGGGGCCCCGTAATGGTGCAAACTGTGGACGGGGACTTTGTGCGCCGGGGGCCGTGCTGCGTAACGTGTCATCCAAATACATAGGGCTGCCGCCCTCTTCGAAGTACATCACGTCATCAAAGCCGCCCGCTCCGAGATTTACCGCAGTCCCATACATCTAGCTGCCTTTCGCCTAGTAATACATTTGCACTCTAGCAGAGTTTTCTTCATCTTCCCAGTCATCTGTTGGTAATTGTACAAAATTACCTTGTCTATAGCGCATAAGGGCCTGTGTCATACTATCTACCAAGTCATCATGCTCCCCATTCGGGAACGCCGCAACCTCTTCAATTAACTCCTCCGCCCACATCTCGTCCGGAGCCCAAACCATACCAGCCTCAAACAAAGGCGCTATACTATGCGCCCGAGTTACCTTGTCATTACCACGACTTGGCGTAAAATTCACCACCGGAATGCCCATGTTCCGTAATTCCTGCGTCAAAGGCAAACCACTGGCCTTCGCCTCAATAATTACTGTGTCAGGTTCCCAAAATTGATAACTCTCCAAAGCCTCGCCCTTTAACTCCGGAAAATCCCAACGCCCCTTCTTAACATCCAACAAAATTAAATTAGGCCCCGAACCACCCTCATTTGGATAAAATACACCCCACGTTGTAATCGCAGAATAATCCGCAGTTTCGCGCTTAGAAAAAGCAGTATCATAACTTTGTATCACATATTCTAGCTGGGGGACCCGCTCCTGATCCCAAACACGCCACCACTCGCGCTTGATAATCGCATTCTCCTCGCCCGTAGGATTTTGCTGATACTGCGCATTCCACTTGCTCGGAGGAATAGACGACTTAACCGCTGTCAAATCCTCCAAACTCCAATACTCCGGCCAACAAGAAGTCCCGTCCTCAAAGATGGCCGGTAACTCAACAACCTCCCATTGATCCGCAGACCCGTCCTTCGCTTGTGCCCGTAACAACTGTCCCGTCATATCCTTCTCAGACCACCTAGTCTGAACCAAAACTATGCTACCGCCCGGCTGTAAACGCTGTCGAGGACCACCCGTATACCAATCCCAAGCATCGTCAAAACCAGTGTTGCTCATCGCAGTCTGCTCCGAGTGCGGATCGTCAATAATAATTAAATCACCACCACGACCCGCTAAGTTCGAACCAACACCAACCGCGTAATACATCCCGCCACTGCTCGTGTCCCACCGACCAGAGGCCTTACTGTCCGAAGCCAAGTTTACCCCCGGAAATACGTCCTTGTAATCATCACTCTCAATCAAGTTCTTCGTCTTACGGCCAAAGTTAACCGCCAACTCAGTCGTGTGTGTCGCCTGAATGATCTTCATTTTCGGATTACGGCCCATCATCCACGCAGGAAACAAATAAGACGCAAACTCACTCTTCGTGTGCCGCGGTGCCATGTTGATGATTAAACGCTTTAGTTCGCCTTTTGCGACCCGTTCTAACTTTTCAGCAATGATCTTATGATGACGGCCCGCGATAAAGTCCGGCCAAACAGTTTTAACAAAAACTAAAAAATTATTTTGGCACTCTTCGTTCTTCATGATCTGCGCCAAGCGCAACTCAAGCTTGAGCTTTTTGTCTTCTAACATGGAGTTTTGGGCTACATTCACGGGGGACCCTATCTAACTTTTGGTACGCAGTTCACGGCCAATGTTTCACGTGAAACATATGCGATATTAAGGGCTATTATAGGACAGTTAAG